ATAGAGGTATTGGACGGTGCAACTGGTTTTATGTTGATAAAAAGAAATGTATTTAAAAAAATGGCATTGGCATATCCTCATTTAAGATTTAAATCTGATCAACATCTAGGTGATCCTCACGACAAAACCTTTGGATATCATGACACGTCTGATTGGAACTATGCTTTTTTTGACACTATGATAGAGCCTGGTACCAAAAGATATTTATCCGAAGACTATGCTTTTTGTCGTTTATGGCAAAAAATAGGCGGTAAAATATATGCTGATATTGCTAGTGGTATGACACATATGGGTAACTACTCATTCAAAGGTAATGTAGGAACTCAATTCTTGCCACAAAACAATAAATAATTTAGTATACCCCGACATGAAATTAGTCGATTTAAAGTTTCAACCAGGTATAGATAAACAAGATACTGCTTATTCAGCAGGAGATCAACGTAAGTATGTTGATTCTGACTTTGTTCGATTTCACTATGGTAAGCCTGAAAGATGGAAAGGTTGGTCCTATCTGCCAAATCCAAATAAAACTATTGTGGGCGTGGTCCGTGATACGCATAGCTGGATTGGTTTAGACGGAACCCGATATCTTGCTTTAGGTACAGACAGAAAATTATATATTTATTCTGATGGCGCAATAACTGACATAACTCCTATTAGAGAAACAGCAGCTTTAACAAATCCTTTTACTACAAATGGTACAACAACTGTTACAGTTACGGATGCAGCTCATGGTGCACACATTGGTGACTTTGTTACTTTTGATTCATTTTCTGCAATAGATGGGTTAGATATGAATAACGAGTTTGAAGTTATTACAGTTCCTTCTGCTAGTACATATACAGTAACTCATACAAGCACAGCTTCTGGGTCAACATCAGGTGGTGGTGGATCAGGAAATGCTAACTATCAAATTAGAACGGGACCTTCTACATCTACTTATGGTTATGGTTGGGGAACATTGTCTTGGAATACGAGCACATGGAATACAGCAAGATCTTCTTCAAGTGTCGTTGTAGACGCAAGAAATTGGTCTTTAGATAATTTTGGTGAAGATTTAATTGCTACTGTTTTAAATGGCGGAACGTTTATTTGGGATACATCAGGAGGTACAAGTAGTAGAGCAACAACATTATCTAATGCCCCTACTGCTTCACGATTTAGTTTAGTATCTACCGACACAAGACATTTATTAATTTTTGGTACAGAAACAACAATAGGCAACAGTGATACGCAAGACGATTTACTATTTAGATTTTCTGATAGAGAAGATGCTACAGATTATACACCAGTTTCTACTAACGAAGCAGGTTCGCTACGTATATCAGATGGTTCTAGAATAGTAGGCGCTGTTAAATCATCAGGTCAAATACTTGTATGGACCGATACATCTATGCACGGTATTCAATTTGTTGGCACGCCTTTTACTTTTGGTCTTAGACAACTTGGTGCTAACTGTGGGCTAATAGCTCAACACGCAGCAGTAGAAATAAATGGTAGATCTTATTGGATGTCTGACAATTCTTTTTATATGTACGATGGTGTTGTAAAAAAAATGCCTTGTTCTGTTCAAGATTATGTTTTTGATGATTTAAGTTACACAAATAAAGCAGACATAGCTTGTGGTATTAATACAGCTTTTAATGAAATAATTTGGTATTACCCATCAGCTAATGCTTCACAAATAGACAGGGCTGTGGCTTACAATTATTTGGAGAACACTTGGTATACTACATCCCTTGCAAGAACTACTTGGCTTGGTGCTTATGTCTATGAATTACCTATTGCTACAGAATATGATACAAGCATAACAGCAAATAATTCTACTATACTTGGGTTAACTGCAGGTGCTTCGTATGTTTATGAGCACGAGAGTGGTAATAATCAAGCAGACGGCACAGCCATATCTGCTTTTTTAACATCAGGTTCTGTTGAAATAGCAGACGGTGACGAACTTATGTCTGTAAGTAAACTTGTTCCAGACTTTGATAATTTAACCAATACCATGACAGCTACACTAACACTTGAACAATATCCTCAATCAGCAGACACTGTTACTACCACTGGATCTATTTCTAATACTACAGAGAAAATTGATGTAAGAGGTAGAGGAAGAGCAGTTAAAATTAAATATCAAACAAGCACTGTAAATGACACTGCTTGGAGACTTGGATCTACAAAGCTACAACTTAGATCAGATGGTAGACGATGATTGATAAACCTTTATATGGAAATCCTTTAGCTGGTGGTCTTAAAACTTTACAACCAGGCATTATAGATGATCCTTTTAAACCAAAATCAGATGACCCTTTGATGCAAGGTTATTATGATTCTGATTTTTATTCAGATAGACAAACAGCGGATTCAATACCTTATACATATGACGGCAAAGAGATGAGAGGGTCAAGCTCAGGAGCAAGTAATTTAAAAAAGTATTTAGAGTCAATTGGTAAGGGTGATTTAATACAATTTCCTGAACAAAATTTAATGAGTGTAGAACTACAACAAGCTGAAAATCCTCCTCCACTTAGTGGCACGTTCAATGGCATGCCGCTATTTCCAGAACAAGGAGTAGGACAAGTAGATACTCCAGAACAATTAATTGAATCTGGACAATTCACACCTGGAGTAGGACAAGATATTTTTGGAAACAATCCTGCGGAGATAGCTGTGCCTTCTAACCCTTACAACAGAGTTGGACAGCAGCTCATGGGTCCTAATCAATTCGATGATCAATTTTCTTCTATGGGAGACAGATTAACAAAACTAGAAGAAGGTATTGCAAGTTTACTAAATCAAAATAAAGGTTTTGGTTTTAATAGTATGCAGCCTAAATATGGCGCACCTAATTATGGTTATTCACCTTTTTCTATGACAGGATTAGGTTCTTTATTTGGAGGGTATTATGGCTAAAATAGCAACAACAAGATTACCTGATGCAACACCTGATTATCAGGCGGATCAGTTTAACGCTCTTATTCGTATATTAGAGCAGATTACACAACAATTGAACTTTGGTTTTCAACAAGATATAAAGGACGATTCAACGGCTAGGAGCTGGTTCCGTGTCTGATATTTTTATTAGTAGATCAAAAACAGGTACAGGTAGTGCTGTTGCTGTATATACAGTACCGACAGCAGACTCAGGAGCCGTGCCTCCCGTACCACCGACCACGGCCATTATTAAAAGTATTCGCTTATCTAATCAAACAGGTGGAGCTGTCACAACAACAGTATCGGCTTTTGATAACAGTAATTCTAACTTAGAAATACCTTTACATATAACAAGTTTAGCCGATGCTTCAGAAGTAGAAGTATTATTTGATGGTGTTCCTATTGTATTAGAACAACAAGATGCTATTAAAATAACAGGTACTGGTGTAAGAATACTAATTAGTATATTGGAGATAACGTAATGTCAGAAATAGGTAAAAAAGTACAAGACGCTGAAGTTGTAGGTCACGAAGTAGTAGACGGAAATAAAGTTCCTGTTCTAAAACCAGAGGTTTGGGAAAAAGTGTATTGCAACAATTGTAATAATGAAGTTGATTCAGAAGAGTTAGCAACAGGTGATTGTAGCGACTGTGGTAATCCTTGGGCTTCAACGAAGACCAAAGATGTTACCATTCGCGTTGTTAAAATGCCAGACGTTTTTGGATCTGGAGGAGAACTTTAGTTTTTCTTACAGTCACAGTCGCCTTCACAGTGACTTTTTTCGTCTTTCTGATGTTTTTCTAATTCTCTTTCCATAAACATTAAACGTTCATGATAGCGCCCCACCTTGTCAGCGAGGACAGCTATGGCTTTTAATACTTCTTGATTTTCCATAATGTCTCCTGTGATTTTTGTATTTTGGTGAGAATCTAATTTAAACATATTTTTCTCCCAATCAATAATCTTTTTTAAAAATGTTTTCTTGACAAGTTATTCTTGTTCTGCGTAGTCAACAGATAGGTATTCTATTTTTGTTACCCACCCTTTCGGTATGGCTATTGCGCCACCACCTGT